AAATTTCTTTAAGTTCTTCTTGGAAAGCTCTAAAAATTCGTGGTACTTTTCAACGTGCAGACGCTAAAAATCATAATGGTAGAGTTTATCCATTTAATGTTCTTAATAAAGCAGTAGAAGAAGTTAAAGAGAGTTTAAACAGTCGCAATATGTTTGGTGAGTTAGATCACCCAGCTGATCAAAGTCCTACCGTATCTCTTAGAAATGTAAGTCACGTAATTACAAACCTAAAGTTTATGGGTTCAGATTTAATCGGAGAAGCTATTGTATTTGATGATCCAGGCCCAGCAGGAACTCCACAGGGTAGAATTCTTGGTTCTTTAATTAGAAATAATTGCACTGTTGGTATTTCTAGTCGTGGTCTAGGTGCAGTAAAACCAGCTGGCATAATGTCTTCACCAGAAACAATTGTAGAACAATATAAACTAATCACTTTTGATTGTGTGCATGACCCCAGTACTCAGAATGCTTATGTTGAGGCAGTAAATGAATCTAGAAAATATTCTATTCAGCAAGCTTTAGAAGAGCAGGAATATTTGAACAGTTTTAGGTCAAGCATCCAACAACTCCTAAGAAACAAGAAATAAAAACCGCAACTAAATTTAAGTAGGTGATACTAACATGGAACTTTCACAAATTAAAGAATTACTAGAAAATCCTCAGATCAAAAATTTAGTCGAAGCTGAGATTATCAAAGCTACAGAAGCTAAGGCTGCTGAACTTGATAAAGCCAAGACTGAGTTACTAGAGGAAAAGGCTAAAGCTAAAAAAGAACTATTTGTACATAAGAAAATGCTTGTAGCTAAAGCAAATTTATATGAGCAGAAGTTAAAGGCTTTTAATGAAGCCAAGCTTAACGAAGCTATCAAGAAAATGTCTAATGACGTTTATGGTTTTATTAATGAATCCGTAACTAAGGTTACAACTGCTATTGCAGAAGATTCAAAAACTAATACTCAATCAGCAAAAATTACTGAAGCATTTTCTACAGCCGTTAAGATTATGGCTCCCTTCATTAATGTTCCTGAATTAGAAGCTTCTAACGCAGCTGTAGTTGAAGGATACAAGACTAAGCTAAATCGTGCTCTTCGTGAGAACCAAGAACTTCGTTCTAAAGTTCTTTCTGATGATATTCAGACTTTAGTTGTTAAAGAATGCGCTGGCTATTCTCTCGAAAAGCAAGTCGTAATCGTTAATACTTTAAAAGAACTTTCACCAAAAACTTTAACTGAAGCAAAAGAAGCAATTGAAAAAATTAAGCATGAACTACGCTCAAAAGTAGAATCAGTAACTGAAAATAAAACAGTTACCGAGCCTATGCTTGAAAATATTGGTACTGTTGATGACGCCAAAGCGAAGTTAATCGCTCTTGCCGAGTCAGTAAAAGTCAAAGTAGCAGAGCAGAAAAAGGCCGTTCCTAGCACATCTAAAGAAATGATTGACCCAACTGATGTTTTTTAATAACTAGTAAATAAAAAATAACAATTAAATATTACATTAGTGAACTACTAAAACAGAAAACAACTTTTTTAAATATTAAGGAGAAAAAGTAAATGCTTCTTCGCGGAAATGAACCTCTACTAGAGGAAAAAGTAAAACAGATTTTAGCCAAGGATTCCAACCTAGCTAAAGCAAAAGGTAAAGCTCCATTCTGGGCAGCTATTATGGAATCTTTACAAGACGTTAAGGATGAGAATCTACGTAATACAGTTTTTATGCACACTGTTCAGTCAATGAAGTATGCATTAACTCCTTTACAGGAAGCCACAGTTTCTAGTCAGGTCGCTGGTTATAATAAAGCTATGTTACCTACTATTATTAAGCGGGTAATGCCCCAGATTGTAGCTACTAAGTTCGTAGCTACTCGTCAGTTAGATGTTCCTACTCAGATCATCCAAACATTCCGTCTAAATCGTAAGACTCCTAAAGATGGTCAGGCTGCTGGCGCAGAGTGGTTCGATCCTCAGTACAACAAGCTCTATACTGAAGGTGCTTCTGGTAGTACTTCTTGGCAGGGTAATAAGGGTAGTTTAGATCCTAATTATTCTTCACAGGAAATCTCTGGTGAGTTAGCTGGAGCTCCTGGCCCCGTTACTCTACAGCACGGTCCACTAATTCCTGGTTCATTAGCAATTTACAAGGTTAACGATCTAACTCCTCGTGACCGTTCTTTCGTAGGTGCTGATGACGGAACTGGTACAATTAAGAAGGCTGCTGTTACAGTAACAACTATTACTGGTTATGGTTCTTTAAACGGTGCCAAGCCTGTAGTTGATATGACTACCACAGCTAGTCTTCCAGTCCCCGGCGCCGGTTACCACTATGAACTAGATTATTCAATCGGTCTAGAACGCAATAAAGATCTATCAGAAGTCAGCTTCGCAATGGATCTAATTCAAGTAACTGCAAAAGCTCGTAAGAACTTTGCACAGATTTCAGCTGAAGCAATTCAGGACTTAGAAGCTTATTCAGATGGTAAACTAGATGCTCTTAAAGAACTAGTAACAGCCATGACTGAAACAATGGCTCTTGAAATCGACCTTGAATTAACACAGGCTATGATGAGTGTATCTGGTAAGTTTGCAACTTGGGACGCCCAGTATGCTTCAGGTCTATTCCGTGGAACACAGGCTGATTTCAACGAGACTCTCGTTCACAAGATGAATTTCCTTGCTAACGATATGTCAGTTGATTATCTCCGTGGTGAAGATTTCTTCGCTATTTGCCATCCTCATGTTTACACCAAGCTACAGAATACTAACCGATTCAAGCTAGCTGGCGCCGATCATTCTCACGGCGGTGAATACAGTGTTGGTCAAGAGAAGCTTGGTGTTATTGACAACTTCACAGTTGCCAAGAATCCTTATTTCCCACAGTCTGACAAAATGCTTCTTGGTTATACTTCTAAGGATCTTACCAAGGCTCCTTATGCGTATTTCCCATATGTAACTTACCTTACTCCTCCTACCGTTGACGTAATGAGCGGTGATATGTTCTCAACAGTTGTTGGTCTACAGCAACGTTATGACCACAAGCCTCTCCTAGATGGTAAGTATGGCCTAGGTGTTCTACAGGTCCAAAACCTATTCGTATAAGAATAAACACAACTTAAAAAACAGGCTGTTTCGGCAGCCTGTTTTTTTATTTATAACTCCCGATACATTAATGGGTGAACCTTGGATAAAAATATAGGTAAAAATATAATAGTCTATTAATAATAAAACGTGTCATTAGAAATAACGGAACCTGAAATTATACTGGTTATACATGTCTTTGTGATTGTGGAAATATAAAACTCTGTAAGACTTTATGATTTACTTAATAAAGTGCAATCTTGTGAATGTAAATCAGACTATTATAATAGTATAAATAATGGCGGGGCATACCGAGAGAGAATTTTGAACTTCAGAAACGGATATGTAAACAATATAGATAATTTGTTAAAATATGTTTGAGCAGAAAATAAGTCAGAATTGCCCGGAGAGTTGGATAAGCTGGAAGTTCATTCACCGCAGTCATTCAGTATCTGAGTTAATCATTACACATCAACTTAACTTGTGATAAACTATTTGATCCTACCAATGGTATAGTTTTACTTGCTAAGGAACATAAAAACTTTCACTCATTATATGGATTAAAGACAGTAGAATCTGATTGGACTAATTTTATAACAAGTAATTAAATAATAGAATAATTATAGGGACTATCCCGTAATTAAAAGTTGAGCAGTAATCACAAAATCACGTAAATGCTAAAAAGGGTGGACTTATGAGTGAACGATTAATGGGTTGGGTTTCAAATATGCAGGAACCCAAACGACAAACACGATTTGAACTTCTTTTAGAAGATACTTTAAGATTAACTTGTAACCAAGTTTCTTTCCCTTCAATCAATATTGATCCTGTCGAAATCCACAGAATGCATAATAAATACAAAGTCGCTGGTGCTAAGGTTTCCTACGGTGACGTTAACTTAAAATTCTTTGACTACGTTGATAATCAGGCAGCAGCTGCTCTACAAGAGTGGCATCGTCAGATTTATGATATTAACACTTCTTTAATGGGTTATCCTAAAGATTATAAGAGAGATTTAACACTACTTATGTATGGCCCAGATGATTCAGTAGTTGAGTCATGGTTACTTCGCGGTGCCTGGCCTAAAGATATTACCCGTCCTCAAGGATTAGATTGGTCACAGGGCGGCGGAATTATCGAAGTTAGTCTTGTTTTATCAATCGACGAAGCTAAGATAGTTTTAAGTTAAGTTAAATTTCAGTTTTTAAAAGGATTATAAAACATGTCTCAAATTATCTCCCCTGGAGTTTACACTAAAGAGAATGATTTATCTTATTACATTTCAAATCTTTCTTCTACTATAGTAGCTATGGTGGGAACCTCTGAAAAGGGACCTTCTAATACACCAATTTTAATTACATCACCAGCGCAGTTTTCAAGTATCTTCGGTGACCAAGATCCTCGACACTACTTAGGTTATGCTGTAAAAGCCTACTTAAGCCAGGGTAATAGTGTCTATGTTACCCGAGTAGCTGCTGCTGACGCAAAAGTAGCTAAAGTTACTATGCTACTACCAGAAACATACACACCTTATGCCGGTGCTTGGACTTTAGAC